GAGGAGGAGGGGGGGGGGGGCCGCCCCCCGGCCCGCTGATTTTATGTTGACGTCACCCTTTTCATATGATAGAATCAAAATAACAGCAAAGCAAACTGTATGGAGGGTGTATATATGTCAAATTTTATAGACATTACAGGGCAAAGGTTTAATCACTTGGTGGTAATCAAAAGAGTTCCAAATGATGCGCATGGGATAGCTAAGTGGGAATGCCGTTGCGATTGCGGGAAAACAACAATAGTTCGTGGGAAAAACTTGAAAAACGGGGCAGTTAAGTCTTGCGGTTGTTTGAAACATAACGCAACAAATAAAACCCATAATGGCGCTGTTGACAAAGTCTCGCACCAACTCTCGCGGTATGCTATAATGAGGAAAACGGCCTGAGGTGATGGGATGCAGCTGGCGATGCACATGGTAACGATCGAGGACTTGATGCCCCGGGAGCACTTCCTGCGAAAGCTGGAGGCGGCGCTGGATCTGTCGTTCGTGTACGAGGAAACAGCCCCGCTTTACAGCAAAAAATATGGCCGCCCGCCCATCGACCCGGTGGTTATCGTGAAGTACCTGCTGGTGGGTTTTCTGTACGGCATCCCGTCGGAGCGGGAGATCGAGCGGCGCGTCCAGACCGACATCGCCCTGCGCTGGTATCTGGGCCTCGACCTCTTTGACCGGGTGCCGGATCACAGCACCGTCTCGCAGCTGCGCCGCCGGAAACCGTCCTTCCGGAAGGTGTTCCGGCGGTTGTTCGAAGAGGTTGTTCGCCAGTGCATTGAAAAGGGCCTTGTCAGCGGGCGTGTGGTCGGCACGGATTCGACCCACGTCAAGGCCAACGCCTCCCGCGCCTCGGAGGAGCTGGTTGAGATCACCGAAGCGCCCGGCGTCTACTGGGAACGGCTGGACGATTACGAGGAGGAAGGGCTGGAGGAGCTTGAGCGGCGAACCGGAAAGCGCCGCAAAAAGCGGACAAAGCAGCTCAAGCGGGACAACCGCCGCTCCCACAAGCGCGTCAGCCGCACGGACCCGGAGGCCGGGCACATGAAGCGCCCGGGAAAGCCGGAGGGGCCTCATTACCTCGCCCATCAGGCGGTGGACAGCGACTTTGGCATCATCGTGGGCCAGACTGTGACCGCCGGAGATGTGAACGATTCCGTGCCGTTTTTGGGCCTGATCGAGCATATTCATGAAAATGTTGTACCAATTCAGACCGCTACCGCGGACGCCGCCTACGATTTTCCGCTGGCCCATCGGGCGCTGGGCGAGCTGGGGATCGACTTTTTCGTGCGGCCGCAGAAGACCGCCGCGCGGGCAAATACACAGTTCACGCGGGACGATTTTCGCTATGATGAGGGGCGCGATATATACCTCTGTCCCGGAGAAAAAGAGCTCCGTTTAAGGCGGCTGGCCCGCAGCGCCAGCGGCCTGTTTTGGGAGTATCAGGCGGATAAGCGGGACTGCGCGCTCTGCTCGCTGCGGGGCAAATGTCTGCGCGAGAGCGACAAACGCGGTGCAAGAAAGGTGTCTGTCAGCTACTTCGCGGCAGACCGACAGCGCAGCCTGGAGCGCCGCTCCAGCCCGGAATACCGGGAGGCGCTAAAGCTGCGGCAGGTCTGGTGCGAGGGCTCGTTTTCCGCGCAGAAGCGCGAGCACAACTTAGCGCGCGTTTTGCGACGAGGCTTAGAGGCAGCGGAAGACCACTGCCTCTTGTCGGCGACCGCATTGAACCTGAAGCGAATGATAAAATACGCCGGATGACGCCAGTGGGCGTCTTTTTTTGTTGGCAGGGCGGAGCAGAGCGAGACTTTGTCAACAGCACCATAATATGACGCATACTCGTATTTACCAAACATGGGCAGCCATGAAAAGCCGTTGTTATAATCCCGGGAACCAATCTTATAAGGACTATGGAGGAAGAGGCATAAAAGTCTGCGAGGAATGGAATAACGATTTTGAATGCTTCTATAATTGGGCGATTAAAAACGGTTACTCGGATTTTTTGACAATAGAGCGTATAAATGTGGATGGCGATTATTGCCCCAACAATTGCAGATGGTTGTCAAAAGCTGAGCAATCAAACAATCGACGGTCGTGTATCGTTATTAGCTATCAAGGGAAAACCCAAAATCTTTCACAATGGTGTAAAGAACTTGGGTTAAATTATAAGAGAATAAACAACAGAATTGTTAAACTTGGAATGACTTTTGAGGAAGCGATTACTAAACCAGTTCAAGAAAACAAACGAAATATGAAAGCGAGGTCTATTTATGGCTGAATTTACAGCATCCAATATTCAAAGCGTTGCTGCTGGGCAGAATGTGCCCTTGACCGAAACTGCGGTCAATAGCAAGCCCTGCATCGTCCACCGTGAAGGAAGCGGGCTTGTCACCCTGCGCGGTCTGACACAGCAGTGTAAGGCGCGCTTTAAGGTGAGCTTTGGCGCGAATATTGCCGTCCCAACGGGCGGCACAGTAGGCGCGATCACCACGGCGCTTGCCGTCAACGGCGAAGCACTCAACGGAGCAACGGCAACCGTTACCCCGGCTGCGGTTGAAAATTATTTTAACGTCTACGTCAGCGCCATCGTGGAAGTGCCGCGCGGCTGCTGCGTGACCGTTGCGGCGAAGAACACCAGCGCGGAGACGGTCAGCTTTGCCAATAGCAATCTGACGATCGACCGCGTGAGCTGAGAAAGGAGAACACAATGGGAATGAAATCTATGTATGAACTGCGGGATATGCTTTGCAAAGAACTGGACGAACTGATCCGCAAGGGCGAGCTGGGTGCCGGGGATCTGGACATTGCCCACAAGCTGACGGACACCATCAAAAATATCGACAAAATCGAGGCAATGGACGAGCGCGGCTATTCCGGTCGCTATCTGGACGATGACCTGCGTGGCTACAGCCGTGGCAGCTCCTATGCCCGTCGGCATTACGTCCGAGGTCATTACAGCCGCACGGACGCCACCGAGCATCTGCGTAGCCAGATCAACGATATGATGCGCGAGACCGACGATGACCGCATCAAGGATGCCCTGCGCCGTGCAATGGACATGATGGAGGAATAAAGGGGGTAGGCCCCAATGATTGACGAGCGAGAACTGGCGCTATGGATCAAGCGGTTAGAAACAGAAGAGTCCAGCTGGGCGAACTATGAAAAACTGGCGGCACTGTATACCATCCAAAACCAGAACCGAGAGCCGGTGAGGGAATCTCGCATGATCGAGGCGTATTCTGCGGCTCCCGCGCCTGACAGTGATTTCCTCCGGGCGGTGTCTAACGTTGACCCAGCCCGTGCGTGGGAGGTCATGGACGAGCTGATGGACAGCTTGAAAGTGGTCAACGAGCGGGTTTATAATAGCGTCATGCGGAAATTGGAAAACTAAACTTAACCCCCTCGGCAAATGCCGGGGGGTTAGTTATATTTTAATGTAGGTGTTGCGACATGAAAATAAGACTAACTTGGCGTTACAAAAAACGCACCGTCATTGTCTGCGTCGATGCGCTGGATTGTGCGTACCCAGAATTCCTTTTTTGCCTGCCGGTCTAAATCAGGATATTCCTTCAACTCTCGCCGTAATGTTTCAAGGTCAAATTCTTTTATAGGCTCCGGGTTTATTGCCGCGAGCTGCTGTTTCAATTCCGTATAGTCTTTTTTGTATTCTTCGATTTCAATCAAATCCGACAGATACAGGTCTTTTAGTTTTTGCATTTTCCGCTTGATTTGCTCCGCCGTTTTGGGCGGCTTTTTTTCTGCGGTTTTTGATTTGGAGTAATACTTTTTTGCGATCCCCTCAAATTCGCGCAAGAGGTAATCCTCCAGCACGTCTTCTCGGATTCTAAGAATGTGCGGACAGTCGGCTGGGTCGAGTGTGTGCGTTCTGCATCGGTAGTACTTGTACACCTGCTTTACAGTCTCCGGCTGCATATTTCTACCGCACTCCCGGCAACGGAGAATTCCGGTAAACAAATATATTCGATCCGCACTGGCGTTCCGCTGGCTTCGCCGTTCCAAGATTTTCCCAGCAAGGTCGAAGGTTTCTCGATCGACGAGTGCGGGCAATGCGTTTTCCACGCCGAACGCCTCACCTAAGTACAGGCGGCTTCTCAACGCATCCTTGTATTTGTTGTACGAGCGTTTGATCCCCCACTCCGTTGCCATATACCGCCTTAGCGCAAGGATGCTTTGCAGCCGTATAAAGGCTGGGAACATATCTCGCGCTGCAGCTGCGGTTTCTTCATCAATGGCGTAGCGCCGGTTCTTCACGCAGATTCCGATAGGAGTTTTCCCGTTAGTGGGCTGGCCCTTTGCCCTCTTGCCCTCGTTGATGGCCTTAATGCGCTCCGATGTGCGGTCAGCTTCGTCCTGCGCTACCGACAACATAATATTGACCTTCAATCGCCCTGATGCAGTCCGCGTTTCGTAGTCCTCTCTAATGGCCTGCCAATCCACATGATTTTTGTCGAGAACCTCTTGCACGGCGTAGTACCCCGCCACATTCCGAAACCACCTATCCAGCTTGACAAAAAGGATGGTGTCGATTTTCCCGGCGCGGCAATCATCAAGCAGGCGCATCAAGGCCGGACGCTTTTTATACGGCTTTCTGGCGCTGATTCCGGCGTCCTCGTAAATGCCCACAACCTCCATGCCGTGTGCGGCGGCATATGCAATCAGAGCCTCCCGCTGGTCTGCCAGGGACAGGCCGTGCTTCGCCTGTTCTTCGGTCGATACCCTGATGTACAGTGCTACACGGATGCGTAGATTATTTGGTAGAGTGACCACTATTTTTTGGCACATGTTATCCCCTCCAAAATCCATAGTTGGCACAATGGATGTCAACCCAAACGCACCAGGCAAAAAGCCCGATGATCAATAGTGACAAACCGAGTATGATCCACCTGTATAGCTTCACGGAGTGCCAAAGATTGCACAGTTCTGTGTCCATCAGGCCGATGGTCTGCCGTTTGTTCTCAAGGCGGTGTTCTAGTCCGTCCTTTTCCGCTTGCAACGTTTCCTCACTGGCCGTCAGATGATCTCCGATGCCGTAAAATTCATCCAGCGACACGCCAAGGACGGCGCATATTGGCCCAACCGTGGAGATATAGGGGGCCTTGGAAGCATGGGTAAAGAAATTGTTGACGGTAGACGGCGGAATCCCCGATGCTTCAGCTATGTCCTGAATGGTCATACCCAAAGCGTTACGTTTCGCCTTACAAACTTCCTGAATTGTCATAAAAAGTGCCTCCTTACCCCCAAAATCAAAATATGGGTAAAGGCGGCACAAACTTTTAAACGGCTGAAAATGCCAAAAACCAAGCTTTGGGACTTGCCCACCCAACCCTGTTTTTGCTACGCTTTGATTACGGCAAGCCGACGTCCCCAGGCTTGCTCCCCGCCCCCCCCGCTGTTGTCGGGGGGGGGGGGGC